TAAGTTCTTTAGGCATTCTGTAACCTCGTAAAGTTATGCTCTTTATCAAAGCGGATTATGTTTGTAAATTTATCAAATAAAATATCTCCTTTATGAGATATAATAAAGATGTTTTCTTTTGGCATTGATTTGATAATCTTAAAAAAGTCATCTGTTCCTTGACCATCTAAACTACCATCAAATATTTCATCCAGTACTAATAGATTTGTATTGGTACTATTTTTCATTTTAGCGATTGTTCTCCATGTAAATAGTAATGCTAAATCTATTCTCATCTTTTCTCCTTCGCTAAAATTATTATAATCAAATGTATCTCTATGTCGGCTTTTGACTGTTTCATTAAATTCTTCATCCAAATGAAAAGATATAAAAAAATCCATTGATTGTAAATACTGATTGATTAATGTATTCATAATAGGCAAATACTTTTTAATAATTTTGGCTTTTGCTCCTTTGTCGTTTAATATCTCTCTTACTACATCTACATATTGTTTTTCTTCAGTTACTTTATCTAACGATACTTTTGATTCTTCTAGTTCTACCTTTAATTTATCTAACTGTTGTTGTATATTCTTACCATCCGATTCTTTGTTTTCTAACAATAATATTTCTTCATGTATTTTATCACTATATTTTTTAAGTTCATCTACAGAAGTATTGATCTTTGCAATCTCTACGTTCAATTCATTTACTTTTTGTGATACTTCATTTAGTTCGTTTACTTTTGTTTCTGTTTTTATTATTTCAGATAACAAATCTTTTAATCCACCTTCTAATTTGTGTATTATTTTACTTTCATTATCTATTTTAGTAGATTTAAATTCTTCATTAATAGATTGAGTACACTCTGGACATGTATCATTATTATGAAAAAACTCTAATGTTCTTTTATGTTTTAATAGATTGTTTTCAATTTTTGCTTCTAACTTAGATAATTGATTGGCTTTTGCATTAACTGTATCTCTTTCTACCAAGTTGTTTTTATTGTTCTCTATTTCAACATTTAATAAAGTAATTTTTTTAAGATACTCTTGTAAATCTTTATTATTTTTATCTAATGTATTTTTTTTATAATCTTTATCATCTATGTTACGACCTTGTAATTCTTTAAAGTGTTTTGTTTCTAATTCGTATTTGGAAGTAATTAAATCACATTTGTGTCTTATCTCTGTTATATTCTTTTGCAAATCTGATTGTTGACTTCTTAATATTAAATCCATTAAACCAAACACTCTGATATCTAAAATTTCTTCTACAACCTCACGTCTGTATCTTGGTTTCATTTTCATAAATGGTTCATACGAAGAAGAACCTAATATAACAACTTGTATAAACGATCTGTAGTTTAATTTCATTATATTAGCCTCTAAATATTTTTGATAATCAATACTAGAAGCATCTTGATTTACTAATTCGCCATCTGAATATATTTCAAATTTATTTGGTTTGATGCCTCTTGTTATAACATAATTCTTTGTTCCTACTGTAAATTCTACAGTTACTTCGGCATCAGCATCATTAATAGTATTAACTATCTGTTCTTTCTTAATCATTCTAAATGGTTTGTTAAATAAAACAAAACATAAGGCATCAAGTAATGTTGATTTGCCACTACCATTTGTTCCTATAATAAGTGTTGTTGGTGCTTTGTTCAATTCTATTTCTATTGGAGTATTACCAGTGGATAAAAAGTTTTTCCATTTAATTTTTTTAAATACTATCACGTTTCACTAGCCTCTACATATAATTCTTTTGCAAATTTTTTTAATTTAGTTTTATCTAATGTTGTATCTATTTGATCAATATAATTACCTAAAAATGTTAATGTATCTTCTCCTTGATCTAATATATCTTCTTTGACTGTGGCTGTTATATCAGAAGTTAAATCTTCTATAATATTTAATTCATATACGTTTATTTCGTTATGAAATCTGTCGGCCAACTTATCAAACATATCTACATCTGTTTTATTTGATATAAACAACTTAACAAATGTATTTTCAAACTGCGTTAAATCTTTTTTAGAATAATCTTCTTGTTTATCATTGTAAATTAATTTCTTGTGTATTCTTAATGGATTAGGCACTCTTATAAGTTCTCTTGTCTCTGTATCAAATATATGAAAACCTTTTGGACATTTATAATCAGACCATGTAATCTCATAAGGCGAACCTAGATAGTAAACATGTCCATCATCCGATTTCTTATGAAAATGTCCTGATAATACTTTTTCAAATCTTTTAAATAAAGACTTATCTAATCCTTGTTCGTTAACATGACCTTTGTGCATTTCGAAACCTTTTATCTCTAAATGTCCCATAACTATTTGTGCTGTAGAACTTTCTATTGCATGTAAAGATTCTTCCATAATATCATCACAAATCCATGGTAAAAACAATATATCAAGTCCATCAAATGTAACCGTTTCTGATTTTGTATAAACTTTAGTATTTTTTGGTATATTTAAATTTTGTAATGCGTTTACTTCATTTGTATTTTTATAATACGTGTCGTGGTTACCTAATAGAATATGTATGTTTAAATTTAATTCTTCTATCTTGTTCCAAAAATTTAATTTAAAGTTGTAAGCTGTATTGTGATTAATAAACTTTCTTCTATCAACCACATCGCCTAGATGAATTATAGTTTTGATATTGTTCTCTTGTAAATAAGGAAAGAAAACTTCCTTGTAAAATTTGTTAAAATAATCTATAAACGCAGGAGAATCATTTCTGGCTCCCCAATGCGTATCATTTATCAACGCAATTTTCATACTAACTTAATAAAAAATAATCTAATTTTCCTTTTTTATTATCTTTCTTTTTTTTCAACTTTTCTTTTTCTTTTTTTATTTCCCTATATGTTGTTAAACTTTCAATCTTAGGTTCTTCAATTGGCAAATTCTTTTTTAAAAACTCTGTAAACTGATTATGAAATTCTCTATCTTCACCGGGTTGTAAAGCCATATCATCAAAATTAGAATCTAACAATAGTTTATGTTTAATTGTCGTTTGTTTTTTTTCTTTTTGTATTCTTCTTATAAAAGCATAATAGATAATTTGTGTAAAGTATGCAAATGGATTGTTTGATTTATCAGGATCAAAGTTATCCAAATATTGTAAACAGTTTTCTATACCATCCGATATCATGTCGTCTCTAAACGTATAATTAATAAAATTTGGTCTATATGATAAATGATTTGCTATTTTTAAAAAACAAGTTCCAATATAATCTGGTACTCTAGGATTTGATTGTCCATTTTTTTTTGCTTGTTTACACATTTTTTTATAAACAATCATTGCCGCTAAAAATTCTTTATTACTAACGTAATGTTCTTTTGATTTTTTTGATGTTGTCATAATTTAAATATACTATAGTTTGTGTTATTTGTCAATCACTTATCTACTTATTGTTAAAAAAAATTTCGTTCCAGGATGTATTGACTTTTTCTCTTTTCTGTATATAATAGGCGTGTAGCCTCTTTGATGGGAATACTCCAAGTTAATGGATGGACTTTTTATGATCTCTAAATGAGTCCCACAGTTTATTATACTCATCATTTTCTTCTTCCGACAATTCTTCATATTCTAATTCACCTCGTTTAGGTGTTACAATCTTCTCATACTTTTTAGATACCTCTAAATAACTCTTAGACATCTCGTCAGTGGCATTTGTAATTGTAACAATTTTATCTTTTGGAATAGTTATAATTTGGTCATTTGTATAACCGACCCATTTAATTAATGCGATATAATCTTTAAGACCTCTTGGTGTTAATTGTGATACGTATTTAATTTGTAACGGCTTTTCTAAACGCAATAAGGGAGTTCTATCTGGCAACTGTTCTTTTGCAAGACTACAAACAATGTCGTCTCCGTTAATTAGTTTTATTATTTTTATTTGTTCCATTGTTTAATTCTACGTTATGAATTTCGTAATTAAAGTTTTCACCAGTGTATATATTTATTCTTTCTCTGAAGTGTTGTAATGTATAATTCTCTTTACCGTTGTATGTAAGATCATCTGCTATATCATATAGAGTAGCGGCCGAATTATTATCTTTTAAACGAAGGCCTCTACCAATAGATTGTAAATTTCTTATTCGAGATTTACTTGGACTTGCAAAAACAATATTATGTAAATTTCTTATATTAATACCAGTACTAAACGTTCCGTAACTGGCGATTATAATTGCGTTATCAGATTTTTCAGTTATAAATCGTATCTTTTCTCGTTCTTCAGCCTCTACACCACCATGAACGAAAAATACTTTTCTATCATCTGCTTTATCTTCTACAAGTTGTTTTAATATAACACCATGTTTTTCTACATATTGAAACAATACTAAAGAATTACCTTTTAAATCTAAACATAAATTACGTATATATTTGTTTCTTTTATCATTAGATAC